AGTGTGCTTGCGATCATTGCCGCGATTGTCATTGCGTGGTGGCAGCAGCGGGCTTCGCGCCGAGACCTGGCAGAGCGGGACTATCGGGACAAGATTGGTAGGCACGTCCGAGCCAATCGAATCCTCGACCGCTTTGATCGGCTGATCTCCAAGCAGATCGAAGAAGCGCAGGGATACCGCGGGGCCTATCGGTCCGGTAGCATGCAGGTCCTTCGCGTTCCAGACGATCTGAGGGATCTGGAGAGCGAGATGCACCTCCTCGACAACCGCGCTGGCGGACCAGGCTTCACCGCGATCAACCTGTTTGAGGAAGCGCAGGACCTTATCCGAAATGGCTCCTTGGCTATAACCGACAACGACCAGTTCATCGAAACATTGGTGTTCGCTCAGAAGGAATGCCGAGACGCCAGCGAGCGAGTTGAAGCTTTCCTCAGCACTTTGTCGGAATGAACGTTCCATCACGCCACCCTCCTGTTCTGCCCAGCCATTTCCCAGAACTCCGCGCGCACGTCGTCGATCATCACGTGGGTGTAGTGCCGGCCGATGTGCTCGGTGATTCCATCGAACAGGACCTGGAATCGGTCCTGTTCCATTTCGTCGAACGACAGGCTCTCGGCCTGCTTGACCATCAGGCGGCCTACGCCGGGGACATCGATCTCCATCTCCTCGCAGCAAGTGCCGGACTCGCGCTGTAGACGCTTCACCGCGTCGTGGCTGCCGAGCTGCTCCCACCCCTCAACGTTGTCGACCATCAACTGGCCGATCTTATGCACCAGGCGATGCTGCCAACCCTCGCGCGGCTGCTTCAATTCCGCGCGAACCTCGCGACCCACCTTGAACTTGCGCTCTCGCAGCAGGCGCTGGTCTACCTCATGCGCCGGCACCAGTGCGCCGACCAGTTCACCGGTTGCCGGATCAATCAGCTTGGTCACGACCATGTAGATCGGGCGGCGTGCGCGCTTGGCGCGGATCTTCTTCGCTGCAGCAGTCAGAGTCATTCTTGGTCACCTCTCGGCAACGCGGCGGCGAGTCCTCGACGAGCCCTCGGCACTGTTCCAGCGGCCGGTGCCGATGCACTGGTCTGCTTCGGCTGCCAGTACTCCGGCAGTGGTGAGAACCGGAAGTACTCCGGCTGGTACAGCTGCCGCACCATGCCGGGAGCACCGCTGCGCTGGATCGCCACGATCAGTTCCGCGGTCCCTTCCCAGCGGCTGCCGGGGTTATAGATCTCGTCGCGGTAGATGAAGATCACCGCATCCGCATCCTGCTCGATCGATCCGGAGTCGCGCAGGTCGGACACGATGGGGCGCTTGTCCGTGCGCTTTTCCAGTTCGCGGTTGAGCTGGCTGAGCAGCAGGACGGTCACCCCGATCTCGCTGGCCGTCAGCTTCACCAGCATGGTGATGTCGCCGATGCCCGCCGAGCGGTTGTCGCCTTTCACCTCCATAAGCTGCAGGTAGTCGATGACTACCAGGGCCAAGTCGGGGTGCTGCGCTTTCATCCGGCGCATCTGGGCGCACACGTGCTCACCACGGGCGCGCTTCGGCCTGCTCACGAAGATCGGCGCCTGCGACAGGCGTCTGGTCGCATCACTGGCGTTCGCCCAGTCGACGTCGTCCAGCTTGCCGGTGCGGATTCGGTTGCCGCTGATGCCGCCGGCGTTCGCCAGCATCCGGTCACCCAGTTCCTCCGGCTGCATCTCGAAGGTAAAGATCGCCACGGGCTTATGCAGCCGCATTGAGACGTGCTCGGCGATGTTGACCGCCTTGGTCGTCTTCCCCATCTTCGGGCGCGCGGCCAGGATGATCAGCTGCCCCGGCTGCAGGCCACCCAACAGTTCGTCCAGCTCCGGATCGCCAGTGGTGAGGCCATGGATCGCCCCCTCGGACGCCGCCCGCTCGCCTAGACGCTCGAATACGCGCGCCATCACCGGTGCTACTGGCTCCAGATCGCAGGGCTCGTTGTCCAGCAGGCCACCGATGCGGCTCTGGGCGTTTCCCACCAGGTCCAACGCGCTGCGACCCTCCGGGCTGTAGGCCGCATCGATCAGGTCGTGCCCGGCATCGATCAGCGCACGCAGCTTGGCCTTCTCTGCCACGATCTCGGCATAGGCCCGAACGTTCGCTGCCGACGGCGTGTTGTTGGCCAGCTCGATGATGTAGGCACCGTCGCCCACCAGATCCAGCTGGCCGGCGGCCTCAAACCATTCGCCGATGGTCACAGCATCGAACGGCTGCCGCTTCTCGGCCAGCTGTAGGATGCAGCGCCACAGCAGCTGGTGATCACGGCGGTAGAAGTCCGCCTCGGCCAGCACGTCCTGCACCTCGACCAGCGCACGGTTGATCAGCATCAGGCCGCCCAGCACGGCTTGCTCGGCTTCGATGCTGTGCGGCGGCAGGCGCAGGGCCTGCTGGTCGCCGTACAGGCCCGACAGTCGGCTCACTTCGTCGCGGGCGGCGTTCATGCAGCCTCCGACAGGGCGCGGTCGGCCAGCTTGGCGATCACGCTTTCGCGCAGCAGGTACTCGAAGTCGGGCTTCCAGTTCTCATGACCGGGGCCACCTGGCTGCCTGCCAGCGTGGAAGTCGTCCTCGGCGGCCGTCTCGAAGTACAGCTGCCAGAACTGCGGCGTGACCTTCTCGCTGCCGAACAGCCGAACGCACAGTTGGCGAACAGTCGGCAGCGCCTTCTCCACGGCCTTCACGCGGGGCTTGTTCAGCACACTGCAGGCGGGCAGCAGGCCTTCCGGCTTGGCCATGATCGCGTTGTAGGCGGTCTGCGCATCCTGGGCGATCTGCTGGATCCGGGCGGTCTTCCGCTGCGTTGGGTCCAGCACCTGGACCTGCGCGTCGGTGCCGCCGTCGAGGGTCAGCGCCGAAGGTGCGGACGAATCCGAGCGAAGCGAGGATAGATCTCCTCCATTCCCTTCCTCTCCTCTCCCCTCCTCTCCCTTCCCTTCCGGGGGTGAGGCCTCGTCGAGCCCTCGTCGAGCATCATCCGAGAAGGGCGGATGTTTGTAGGTAGGACGGTCAATTTTCTGGTGTTTCCTCCAACCGGTGACGTGCAGATACTGCTTGTCACCGTTGGCGTAGAAGGCGATCAGAGAATTCGACGACAGCTCGTCGAGCATTCGCTGAACATCCGACGAGGAAATATCGTCACCGGGGAAGATTTCGGCCTTCACGGTCTTGGCGCTGGCAACATGGTTCCCGCCGTCGTCGCAGAAATTCCACAGACCGATGAAGAGCAGACGAGCCATCGGCGAGCACTCCATCACCTGCTCGCTGGACCAGAACTCGGGCTTGATCGAACGGATGCGGGCCATCACGCACCCCGCAGCAGTTGCAGGCAGCCGGCGATGTGCCAGCGCTGCCGGACGAGCCAGATGGCATGGGCGATGGGATCGGCTTGGCGCTTCATGCCATCGTCCTCGCTGCGACGTGCGCACGCTGGGCAAGGTCTGCAGCGTCCGCCTGGATGGATGCGCAGAGGCGCCCGATCTCGCTGGCTTCGTTCTGCGAGATCTTCCCGTCCTCCAGCGACTCGGAGACGGCCTGCGCGAGGTTGCCCTGACGCGCAGCCACCGCCAGCAGCGCCGTCACCACGCTGCCGCCTGGCGAGCCCTCAGTGCGGCGCAGGACATAGCCATGCTCGGCGGCAAGTGCGTGCAGAATCCGGTCGTCACCGGTGACGCCCATGATCTCGCTGGCTTCGGCCAGGGTCAGGTGATGCGTGTTGTTGTTCGGGTTGACCTTGTTGCGCAGCACCGCGGCGGACATGCCGATGCGGACGGCCAGCGCTTCACTACCACCGGGGTAGTCCTTCACGGTCTTGTGTGCGGCGTCTGTGATGTTCATGGGCGGTCTCGGTGAACGTGGTTTGCGTTACGACGCCGGCGCAAGATGCGCGGCATGGAGAAGCGAGCGAAAAAAGAAGTGAGGCTGTTGTGGGCGCCGAACGTGGTGCGGCTGGTGCACATGGCGGGACGGTCGTATGCGATCAGGAGGGTCAAGGGCCGGGACGTGGTGCGATGCCTGCACCGGCCCCGCCGAGCGCCTGGGCCGGCGCTGGGGGTGGTGCTCCCCTTCCCTGTCGGGGAGCACTGAGGTGCTCGCTTCAGGACGAGCCGAAGGTTTTGGGCACTGGTCCGAATACGTCCGTCCGCTGGTGCCGGGTCAGCGCAGGGATCCCGCGCGTCTTCCAGTTGTGGACGCGCTGTGTGCCGCCAGGCATTTCGAAGCCAAGGG